GGCTTGGAGCTTGAAGCTTGTAGCTCAGGGCTTGAAGCTTGTCGCTTGTACCTCAGTAAGCTTGGGGCTTGAAGCTTGGAGCTTGAGGCTTGCAGCTTGCCTTCGAAATATTGGAGCTTGAGGCTTGCGGTTTGTAATTGGTTTCGGGGCCCTTGGATCATGACGCACGCACCAGCCGGTGCCGTTCTTAAAAAAATACATTAGTGCTCTCCGTAACAAACATTAGAAACAGTTTTATCCCAACACGCTCTACAGTCAACGCATTTATTGCCCTGCGTTGGTGCTGGACATGTTCGCATCCCTGGCTTAGTTGTAACTGTTGAAGTGTGTAACCAGCTGCCTCCTGCTTCTTGATCAATCATCGGAACGGAAAATCTAACAACTAAATTATCAGGGCAGCCGTCAAGGTGGTCCTGAGTCCAGGCTTCTCTAGTTGGCATCCAGTGCTTAACTGAAGGCGTGAGCTTGCATACTTCATATATTTTGTTTAAGTGGTCCAGGTTCTGTACATCGCCTGAGTCGTGCCAGCGGAAGTACTTCACCGTCTTAGAATTTATTTGAGCTGCCATTGCTTCAACCCATAACGGATGGGTCAGGGACCTGAAGCGCTTATACTGTGCATCTTTTACATTTTGGAATCTATACCTGCCACGCTCGAAGGCGTAACAGTTAGAGCATACACTGCCAGCTACGTCTCGTAACTTTGTTCCTGTCTTGCACTCATGAGCTGGTGTTGAATATGCAAATCCGGGCATCTTGCCTGGCTTTGATAGTGTGTGAGTTATTTTTACCGCTTCTTTTACTAACATATTTCTTTCTCCTTTAGTTTATAGGATACAATATCCTTATAATGTTGTCTTGTCAAGCTTGCGGCTTGAAGCTTGCAGCTTGCAGCTTGATCCTTGTAACATGGTCCTTGATCCACCAGCCAGCGCCAATGGTTCAGGAGGGCCCGGATACTCTCCGAGCCCTGGCGTCTACTCATCCTTTTGCCTGCCTTTCATGAGCAGCAGCATCTTCCATATATTTTCTAGATCTCTCTTGGTCAGCCTTAACCAGCTGCAGGATCTCTTCCATTACATCAGCTATTCTTTTTAATTGTTCAGTGTCCATAATATATCCTTTCTAAATACATCCTATACTATCCTTCACCAGCTGTCAAGCGTTGCTTGCTGCTTGAAGCTTGGCGCTTGTAACTTTTATCTTTTATCATATAACCCAGCGTGCTCCCCTGGCCGAGAGACTTGAACACGCTGAGCAAAGGCTACTCTATTCCGGAGGTCACTTAGCGCGAAGCATTTGGTGAGCCGGAGCGCTCCTTTTATCATTAGCTGAATGCTACGACTTCCGTAACTTGCGTGCTTATCCGGTTGTAGGTCGACCCTAGTTTGCCCGTAGCACTCAGCTAATGATGTTGACCCTATTTTAGTCGGGGCGGGTCAACCGTATCCCACGCACTCGTTTAGCCAAAGCATCTAGGAGCGGTAAATATAAATCACTTATAATGCTTGACTATCCTATTGTCAAGTGCTAAAAACTATTTATGCAAAATAATAATCAACCAAAGGAAAACATGACCGAGAAACGATTGACACTAAACACAGAAAAAAGAAAAGCTATTGCTGATGTGTTCCAAACACACTTTGAACTTAACAGTCCAAAGTATGAACTGCACAAAAAATCAATAGCTAATTATAATGAGGCAAGAACTAAAATGAAAGTTCTAGCTGAAACAGTTGTTAGACACCACCAACCACAAGAAGATGTAGATACAATTAGAAGTATGATAAAAAAATACAGTTCAAGTGGGGGTGCATTGTATGACGACAACTGCTTTTACTTTACTGCACCAGAAAGAAGTGAAACTGATAGTGATGGACACACTAGAAAACTTGTTGATGAAGAACACGTCAAGTTTGAGTTAGAAGAAGAATTTGCAAGGTCTTATTATAGAGATGAGATTAAAGCAAAAAATCTTAACCCAGACTTTCACGTTGCAATCAATGGCAATTACGACAAACGTAGTCCAAGCTATTATACTATGGAAAGCCAAGTAAATAAATTTACAGGGCATGAGAATAGTAGCAACGATAATAAAACTACATTGTCATACAAAGATGAGTGGGAAAAAGATTTCCAACTTACAACGATCGGTTCATCTTATTGTCATAGTAGAATGTTTGCAGTAGACCAAGAAACATTTGAGATGTTTAAAATGTATAACAGTTTGAGAGAGAATGTTAAATTAACTCACGAACAATTATATCAACACGTCAATGGTAAAATGCAAAAACTTACATTGGGTTTAAAATCTTATAGATACTTTGACCAAGCTAAAGATTTAGCTGACAAGTTAGGTGTTGCACTTAATGAGGGCATACTGAACGAGAGTTCATCAATGGCTTTGTCTGTTTATAGTCCGACAAATCTAGCTGATCTTTTAACAGATACAGTAGAGCAAACGAGAGAGGAAAAAATTGCTATTGCTAGAGCAGTAATGCAACAAGCAACAGTAAATTAAACAGTTGACAATGGGGAGAATATAGGATATTCTTCCCTTAATAACATACAGGAGAAATAACATGGAACTAAACAAACAATTTAAGATCACATACTATGCAAAGAAACATGGTAAGCACATCACAAGAAATGCAAAGTGGACAGAACTTTGTAGATATTGGACTAGCAAAGTTGGAGATAGTTTAATCACATACTTTGATATGGACGCACAATCTTACAGAACTGCTAAAGGCAGTTGGACTGTGAGGTTTTAATGGACTACAATTTAGTAATGTATATCGGAGTAGGTTTAATAGTATTTGGCTTTTTAGGTTTCATAGTTTGTGAAATGCAAGAAAGAGAAATAGATAGAAAGATTGCCGAGAACCAACATTTTATAGACGCAATTTTAAAAACACAGGAGAAAAAATAATGACAGAACAATTAATATATGAACTATCATTCTTTGGATTTATAGTTATTCTAATAGGGTTAAGATTATGGGGGGATAGCAGATGACACAATTAAATGATGAACACTTTGAACTGCATGACCAGAACAAAGCTGAGAGATACGAGCGACAGAAGATCAAGTTCCTGGAAGATAGAATCAAGACTCTAGAAACTGCAATAGAAAGCCATGCCAAAATCTTGGCTAGATTTCAAATGACCGAGGGCAAAAGCCATGAACTAACAGCAAGTGAATATATTGAGATAACCGAGGGAGATAACTCATGAGTAATTTTGTCTGGTGCCATGGACCAAGTTGCCATACCAATGATACACAAGATAGATTGCGTGGTGTCAAGGGTAGCAAGGTTCTAAGAACTCGTAAGGTTCCACAGACTCAATGGAATAGTGGAGAGAGGAGAAACTTCTATTCTTATTTCTGTAGTCAAGGCTGTTATAATGCCTTTGCTAATAAACATATCAATGAGATAGTAGCCATCGCGCCAAGGACCGAGGCTCTTGAAACACCAGTCAATGTAGATAAGGTGCAAGATACTACATATGGTGGACACACTTATACAAGGGTAGAGATATCAAGGGTTGACAATGGCTGAGGGATAGTGTAGGATATAGATATATTAATCAATACAGGAGAAATACACATGACAACACAACCCAATGCAACATACTGGTGGAACCTACCAATCGATGAACTAGAACAGATGGCAGATGATAAGGGCAACATTAAACTAAGTAAGTCGCCAACAATGATCAAGGCAACTAACCCTTACTCAAATCAGTCAACGATGTTAACACAAGAGGAACACAAGTTATACATCGAGATCAAGCAAGCAGAGTTCGATGAGGATTACACTGCAATGCAAAAGAAATTGTCTAAGTTCAGTAGACTGAATGCAGCAGCGTTCATGGTACTACTAGACTAACCGAGTACCAACTGTGTGGTCCTGTAGGACCACACTCACCACACTCACAGGTTGTGCGGCCGCGCTCGCAATTCAATAGAGGTACCAGACCCAATCTCAACGTAGCATAGACCATCGACCCCCTATACACCTTATATATAAAAGGGGTCCCAATACTTAGTATATATTGCTTGTTTTAGACAGATAAGGCTGTTAAATTCGTTATGAACATCTAATTGATGCAAAAAAAATTATAAAAAATTTTTATGGATATAATAAA